ATCAGTTTTTATTAGGACTTTCCCTAATACGATGAGGCCGAAGCCCCATCTATATCAAGCCAATAAAAGTGATTCTGCTTCTGACTTCAGTCGGTTGCCATTGCCAAACCAAGCATTGTTCATGCGGGTATCTACATTGTGTCCACGCTCATGGTCAATGTATTGAGTCACCGCATTTAGCAAACCCCATCGTGTACCGCTAACACCTTGTTCTGATGCACCAATCCCCGCACCATCAAAGAGTTCAAGAACCCTCTTGTAACCCCTAGACTCTTTGTACTTTTCAGTCTGAGGGTCAAAGATCGCAGGGAATAATTCGCTAACAAAACCCTTTGCATATCCAGTTGAAACATCGATTCTGGCAAGTGATCTGTATTTGTCCATCATTCCATCAAAGCCGCCAACAATGATGCCGAGGCGTTCACGCATTAGACTTGCATCAAAGTCTGTGCCATGAGTCAACATCACCCGACTTGGTGCAGCTTCAGTATCAGCCGCAGATAGTGTGTTATTACACACAACTCGAATGCTTGTGAATTGACCGATCGTTGCAGCCGAACCATCAAAAGATGTGCTGAGAAGCAGATAACCTTTTACAGCATCATCATTCAGAACCACCGATTCTTTATTCACATTTGCCAATGCCCAAATACGCTTACCGCCTTTGATTGCGCCTGCAACCTCAAGAGTAAAACCAGCCGATTGAACAAGGGTGTTAAAGAAGTCTAAAACATCTGCTGGTTGGTGAACTTTGTATCGGTCTGAAACTACACCCAATGGCATTTTGTTGTCATTGCGAAAGATCACATTTTTATTTTCTACTGCCTGTGGTGCGGCAAGACCTTCAGGCCAAAACATGACAGGAGAGACCTGTGCCTCCCAATCAAGTCCAGCCTCTTTGCGCCATACATCAATGGGTGCATCTTGGGTGAGCTGTTGACCAAGACCATGCCAAGGTTTGCTGTTGGCGTATGCAATTTCTGCTTTGCCTGTCTGTGTGTTGTTTTCGATTAAATGTGCCATGATTTTTTCCTGTTTAAAAGACCCCTAAGGGCAAAGTTGTGATGAACCGAATGGCACATCTCAAAGCCCACATAATGGGCTTCAAGATGAGTCATCAAGCTAATACATGAAAGTTAAAATGAACACCAGCTTGTAATGCCATCACACCGATAAAGACAGGGAAAAAACGACCATCCGTATGAGTCATGATGATGTAGCGCAATCCACCATGATTTTGTAATTGCTCAAAAGAGTATTTTTTCTCAACAGCTTTATGTGCATTGTCAATAGTTGCATATGTTTTGTTTGGTGTAAGTTGAATGAAAGCCATTTCAATTCCTTTTAAATAGACCCTAAGAAGTTCAGGGCATGGTCACATTGTATAGGGTTCTAAACATGAGTCAATAATTAATGTAAAGTTTTTATTAGGACTTTCCCTAATATGGAGTTCTGCTTTGTATAGTAAAATGCACTGATGTCAAAAGATGATGCAATTTTCAAAGCTGGTTCACAAGCTGCCCTTGCAAGGTTGCTTGGGGTGACTCGTGGGGCTGTTTCCCAATGGAAGCATTTGCCCAAAGGTCGGTTGTATCAGCTCATGGTCATAAGGCCAGAATGGTTTGCTAGGTTATAATTTTTTTGAAACACGGCTAGGTTGAGCCTGATCTCTCAACTGAAAAGGATTCCCACTTTTTCCCTGCCGCAGTTTCTTTGTTTTAAGTGGCTTTATAAGTGGAAAAAAATGCACTATTACAGACATCACATTGGTGATTTCTTAAAAGATACTGGTCATCTTAGCAACGACCAGATGGGCATCTATTTACGGATGCTTTGGAAATATTATCTAGACGAAAAACCATTACATGACGACTGCGAAAGCATTGCGTTTGCTATGCGGTCGGATGAAAAAACTGTGCGTTTGATACTTCGACATTTCTTTGTTTTACAGGATGATGGTTGGCGACACAATCGTTGCGATAAAGAAATTGCAGAATTTCATGGCAAAAAAGAAAAGGCTACAAACAGTGCGAAAGCAAGATGGAATGGTGCAAACGCAATGCGAACGCATACCGAACGTAATGCGGATGCATCTATTTCTGATGCTAACCATAAACCAATAACCAATAACCAAATAAATACCAATATATGTCCACCTGAAGGTGAACCTGAGGAAAAGCTACCCGATTGTGAACATAAGGCAGTGATCAGTCTTTATCACCAGCACTTGCCAACATTGAGAAAGGTTGAGGTCTGGAATACAACCAGACATGGTTACTTGAGGCAAAGATGGCGAGAAGTAGCAATCGAACTTTCGCAAGGCAAAACAATTCAGACTGATGATGTGCTGAATTGGTGGGAAGACTTTTTTAAGCACATTGGACATTCAAAGTTTCTGACTGGCAAAGTCAACAGCAAAGATGGTCGGGCATTTACTGCCGATCTTGAGTGGATTCTTAAACCAAGTAATTTCGCAAAAATCGTAGAGGGTAAATACCATGGCACTAACTAATTTCAAACAACAAAACAATCAGATTGACGAAACAAATCACAGTTTATGTGGCGTTCCTGGCTGCGGAAGACGTTGGGCAGTTCACATGGAAGGCCAGAGACCGATGTGCTCAGAACATCAATGGTCCGATAAAAAACCAGCCACAAAGCGTGATATTTCTATTGCTGTATTCACGCAGCCACCAGTTCAGCACTGGCAAGATGATGAGGTTTTTTAATGTATGACCACAAATCCCTACTGGACAGAAGGCGGGAAGGCCAAGAATTTAGCCTTGCTGACATCAACCGAGCGTTGCGAGATGCTGGAGACCTTGAACCAAACCGAAGCGAGAGAATGGATAAAACGCTATCGCAAGAAACGACTGGAGCTGGGGAAGCAGGAAGCTCAAACATGGTGGGAAAGCACAAAGATGGACATCAAAAAAAGGCGTGGGCAGGATGGTCACGATATCTTGATTATCAACATGAGGCGGCAAAATGATGCAAATTAACTTTGCTGTTTATGGCGAACCTGTTCCAAAGGGAAGACCAAGATTTTCCACAAGGGGCAAGTTTCCTGTTGCCTACACACCCGAAAAAACAAAAGCCTATGAATTTGAAGTTGGAATGATGGCTTTAGCCGCAATGGGTGGTTCAAAGCCCTTGGAAGGGGCACTAGAAGCGTTTATTTACGTTACCTTTGCCGTTCCCGACTCATACTCAAAAAAACGCACTGATGCTTGTTTAAGCAATTCTGAGAAACACACAAAACGCCCCGATTTAGATAACGTAATCAAGTCCGTGATTGATGGCATGGACAAAATTGTTTTTTTAAATGATTCACAGATCACATCAATTCACAGCACCAAAGTTTATGGTGAAGTGGCAAAGGTTGAAGTTTTAGTGAGGGAGGCATTTAAATGAAACCAGAACAAGCAGCCCAAGCAATCAGGGATAAAGCCCCAGCTTACGGAGAGGCCAAAGCACAAAGGGTATATCTTGAAGAATTCCGCAAGTCTAAAAAAGCTTTGCTGATGAAAGATGCACTTAAACTTGGTGTAGAAGCAGCAAATGCACAGGAGCGTGAAGCATACGCAGACCCTGCTTATCACCAGTTACTTAAAGGACTGGCGCTGGCAATCGAGCAAGAAGAGACGCTAAAGTGGGAACTGGAAGCGGCAAGGTTGGACATAGAAATTTGGCGAACACGGGAAGCAACAAACCGAATGCAAGATAGGTCGCACCAATGAAATGCCCAGAATGTGGAACATGGACAATAGTTAAAGAGACCAGAATAAGCACAGGAAATACCCGCAGACGCAGACTGGAATGTGCAAATGAGCACAGATTTACAACTTTGGAGACCATAATTGTTTCAAAAACACGCATACGTGAGAAGCAAAAAACTTCTAAAACTGGTAGCAAGTCTTGACTGTCAGCTTTGCGGGTCAGGTCATTTTGTTCAGGCAGCACACACGAACTGGGGTGGCGGTAAAGGCAGAAGCATTAAAGCTGACGATAATCTTACGGCTGCACTGTGCATGACTTGCCATTACGACATTGACGCAGGAGCGAAATGGTCAAAAGCGGAAAGACAGCAAGCATGGCAAGTGGCGCATTACAAAACAGTTCAATTATTGGTGGACACAAACCAATGGCCTGTTGACATACCTATACCTTCAATAGCAGAATAGCGATGCTGACAAATGCAGTTGCCAGCCTTGGGGCTTCGGCCCCTTTTTTTTAAGGACACCATGAATCCAGCAGATAAAGTCGAAAAATGGGCACTTGATAAACTCATACCATACGCACGAAATTCACGCACACATTCTGATGAGCAAATAGCACAACTTGCCGCAAGTATTAAGGAATGGGGTTGGACAACACCAGTATTGGTGGATGAACAGGGTGGCATCATTGCAGGACATGGGCGCACTTTGGCGGCTCAAAAGTTGAAAATGATAGAAGTTCCTGTGATGGTGGCAAAAGGATGGTCAGATGCCAAAAAACGGGCTTATATCATTGCTGACAACAAATTAGCTCAAAATGCTGGTTGGGACAATGCAATGTTATCCCTTGAACTTGAAGAACTTGATGGTTTGGGTTTTGACATCGACTTAACTGGATTTACACCAGAAGAAATCACGGAATTAACATTTTTTGATGACGATGATGAGCAAATTGACAATAGTAAGTACACAAAAAAAATAGATGCTCCAGTTTACGCACCATCTGGTGACTGTCCTGCTGTAAATGAACTATACGATAAAGTTAAATACGAGCAACTTACAGCAAAAATATACCAAGACCCTGAAATAAAGTCAGAAATCAAAGACTTTTTGTTGGCAGCGGCAGCACGACATATACGTTTTGACTTTGAGCAAATCGCAGAGTTCTATGCTCATGCTGACCCAGATACACAGCAACTCATGGAAGACAGCGCATTGGTCATTATTGACTTTGACAAGGCGATTGCTAACGGATATGTAAAGCTTTCACAATCCATCAGTGATGTTTACGCCAGTGAAAAGGGTGAAGAACATGATGCCTAAGACCTTTGCTGTGTTTATTCTGACGCATGGTCGGGCAAATTCTGTTTACACATTCCAAACTTTACGTAAACAAGGCTATACAGGCAAAATTTACTTGATATGCGATGACGAGGATAAGCAACTCGATAAATACAAAGAAGTTTATGGTAAAGAAGCTGTCATCGTTTTCAATAAGCAAGAAGCTATTGATGCCACTGATAGCGGAGATAATTTCAAAAAACGCAATAGCGTGGTTTATGCAAGAAATATAAGCTTCAAAATTGCAGCCGATCTAGGTCTGACACACTTTTGGCAACTAAATGACGATTACACAAGGTTTGATTACTCTACTAATGAGGAGTTGCAGTACATCACATCCGAAAATAAGATTGGCAAACTGGATAATATTCTTGTAGCATTAATTGAGTTTTTAGACACAACACCCTTTCACTCAGTGGCACTTGCACAAGGAGGCGACTTTATTGGTGGTGAAGGTTGCGTATTACTCAGCAAGATGCGAAAAGACGAAATTTATCGTAAAGTAATGAATTCGTTTATGTTTCGTGTTGATCGTCCTGTCGAGTTCATGGGTCGCATCAATGAGGATGTGAATATGTATGCCGAATGGGGCAGGCGTGGCAAGTTGTTTATGACCACACCACAGTTGCGCTTACAGCAGATCGTAACCCAGCAGAATGCAGGCGGATTGACTGAAATCTACTTAGACCTTGGCACTTACACCAAATCTTTCTATTCAGTCATGTATGCACCATCGTGTGTAAAAATCTCAGAAGTAGGCACAAATGACAGACGGATACATCATCAAGTATCATGGAAGCATACTGCGCCTAAAATACTCAGTGAAGAACATCGCAAACCAAGGGTGCTTTCACGTATCACAAGCACAGTTAAATAAACGCAGCAAACAAACCTTTCGCGGAGGTTACACATGAAAAAAACAACTGAAATTTCCACCCAACTGCCTAAAAAAGAGGCAGATAAGCCAAAACAGAACGGTGGGGCACGAGAAGGTGCGGGTAGAAAACCCTTTTTGCCTACTGATGCAGAACGCAAACAAGTCGAGGCAATGTCTGGTTATGGTGTGCCTTTTGAGCAAATTGCCGCATTGATACGTGATGGCATCGACATTGATACGCTGAGAAAATACTTTAGCCCTGAACTTATCAACGGCAAAGCCAAAGCAAATGCACAAGTTGGCAAAGGCATTTTCCAAAAGGCAATGGCTGGTGATACGACAGCACAAATTTGGTGGAGTAAAACTCAAATGCGATGGGCGGAAACCCAAAAGCATGAAATAACTGGCGCTAATGGTGTACCGCTAGAATTTACAAAGATTGAGCGTGTTGTTGTAAAGCATGGATAAAACCCTGCAAATTCAAACCCCAGAGTGGGCACTGCCCTTGCTGGCAAACAAGCGTTACAAAGGCGCTTGGGGTGGTCGGGGTTCTGGCAAATCACACATGTTTGCCGAGCTGATGATTGAGATGCACATCATGAACCAGAAGCGCAGAAGCGTTTGTGTTCGTGAAATACAGAAATCGTTGAATCAATCTGTCAAGCGATTACTGGAAACCAAGATTGAAGCCATGAATGCTGGCGCTTACTTTGAAATTCAAGATTCAGTCATAAAGTCCAAAAAGGGCGATGGTGCGATTATTTTCCAAGGTATGCAAAACCATACAGCCGATTCAATTAAGTCGCTGGAAGGGTACGATTGCGCTTGGGTTGAGGAAGCCCAGAGTCTAAGTCAGACCAGCCTAGACTTGCTGAGACCAACAATCCGAAAGCCTGATTCAGAACTATGGTTCACATGGAATCCAAGGCAGCAGTCCGACCCTGTAGATTTTTTACTGCGTGGGCCTGAACCGCCAACTGATGCCTCAGTAATCAAGGTCAACTTTGGTGATAACCCGTGGTTTCCGCAAGTCTTAAAAGACGAAATGGAGTACGACAAGCGAAGAGACCCTGACAAATATCAGCACGTT